GACTCCTCGTCAGACTCGTAGTCTTCGTCCAACTCATCCCCGAGGTCCTCGATAACCACCTTTAGGTGGAAAATCTCATTCTTGCAATCTTCGACTTCCCCGCGGAGAAGCTTGTTCTCGAGCTCGAGCTTGGCAATGTAGGCGGAAATGGTAGAAGCGTTCATGGTGTTTGGAAAGTGAATGTTTTTTACTTTGGGGTGGATCCACTTAGGTGTTCAAAATGTTTTTAAAGAATATGTGATTTATAAAAATAATGATAGCTCTCGCTAAACCTGTATATTTTCCCAAAACTAAATTGACTGTAAACAAAAAACGTATACGCCCCCGGCGTGTACAGCGACATGTTCAGGCCGCTTTACCAGACCCCAAAAAGAAAGAAGTAAATCCAATCAAAAAGTTCATCATGAAAGTTTTCAAAATCAAGGAGATTGATTATGAAAAGTTCCGTAAGGAGGATAAATGGGCGATTAAAATCAAAGATGAACCACCTCGAGAGTAAAGTTTTTATCGAATTTGCCTAGACGAATCTTCCCATCGTCTACGAGCTTCTTAATTTCCATCCCAGTCTCCAAGTGATCCCCTAACTTGTATATACCTGGGACATCTGGCGTGAATGCCATCAACGTGACCATCTTCTGATTCATCGTGAGTTCTTTGTTTTGAAACAATTGCTTAATGTATGGTGGGAGACTATCCACGTTCATTACATTCTATGAGGATATTTTCTTTAAACATTACAAATATTAAACCTACGGTGAATTTCTATCGCACTATCCCATCGTCCAGCTTGTCTAATTAACATATGGGTTCGCGGTATCATCTTGAATAAGGACTTACCCCGTCTCAGGTTTTTAAACGCCCGTTCTACAGTCTCATTGTTTATATATACCCTGCGCCGCCCCATGGCAAGCGCCTTCTCGTCTTCCACGTCTAAAACTGGAACTTTTTTTGTTCTCAAATTTTCAATTTCCTGCTTCGCCGCAAACAAACTGGTTCGTAAAAACTTAGTACTTTTGGTGAGTTCTTCAATCTTGGAGTGAAGTTCCACATTTTCAGACCCCATGAAAGCAAGCGATGCTCGTTGCTTTTTAAATTTTACGTCAAACTCGATTGCATTTTTCTCGCGGAGTTCTATATTCTCCTTCTGAAGGGCTAATATGGTTGCCTTCTTTCTTTTAATCCTATCATCTCGTCTCACAATCTTCTGTTTGAACTTTGCTTCCAGACCAGTCATACCAGTGGATTCCTTGCGAACGCGTGACGTAGATTTTTTCACCATTTTGGTTTTTTGTAGAACCTAATCAACTTAGGTTGGTTATAGGTATACCGTAGCCCAACTCCTCCACTACAGGGTCATTTTTATAGTCTGTATTGTAGTAAATCTTCTTCACCCCACTACTCGCGAGAGCTTTGTAACAATTTAGACATGGGTAATGGGTTACGTAGGCTTCGGCACCATCGATGGAGACACCTCTCTTCGCCGCATCGGTGACCGCGTTGATCTCCGCGTGTATCGTGGCTTGTTCATGGTTGTCCCTCACTATGGATTTGTGTTCGCAGCCACCCAGAAATCCATTATAGCCCATACTGATGAGGCGGTTGTTCTTCACCAAGACACACCCCACCTGGAGTCTCTCACATGGAGACCTGACGGACGCGAGCTGGGCAGTCTTCATGAAGTATTCTTCCCAACTTATACGGGGCCTTTCCTGCTTGGGTACAGAGATGAAACGGAGGGGGAGGGGGCGGCGACTCTCCATTTATTTCATATGAGTTTTATTCTTTAAAAGACCTAAGTTAGAATGTTATATCTTATTTTTATAAGAAAAATGAATCTAGCATATGCACCCGAATTGCATGAACTTTTTAAAAAAAAACAAAGTCTTTTATTGAAATTCTCAAAAACACGAAACGATAGTAAGGTTTCGTCTTTTATGTTTAAAACACGAATTTCTTCGTGTATTCGGTCCAGGTGAACCATCTTGTATTTAACGCAGAATTTTGTTGGCTTAGAGAATTTAAGTGAATACGTGTTAAGATGTCACGGAGACGGAGACCCGGTAGTATTAAACAAATTACCAGTCATGGCACAATTAAATGGCAGGCTAAAGTGGGTACCAAATATTTAGGACAGTACCCGTCTGAAGAGGAAGCTGAAGAGGCTATACAGCGTTATATAGCAGATCCAGAAAATTTCCGGGTTCCCTTACTTCAACGTCCTTCTGGTAGTGGTATGATTACGGAAAGTGATTCTAATTTAGGTAAACGTTACTTAGCACACGTATCGGTCAATGGTAAGAAGGTTGCACTTGGTACTTACTCATCGAAAGAAGAAGCTGAAGAAGCTATAGAGCGTTATAAAGCAGACCCCGAAAATTTTGATTTTGCAACTCGACAGACAGGTACAATATTCAAACGGGGTGATAATAGTTTTCAGCTTTCTTATAAGGGTGAGTACCTAGGAATTTATCCTACACACGAAGAAGCCGAAGAAGGATTCAAACGGTATCTCGAGGACCCGGAAAATTATGAAAAGCCGGCATTAAGACCCAGATTCAACCAAATCAGAGATGATAATGGTACTCTTACTCATAGAGAATGTACAACATGTGGACAAATGTTGCCAATGTCTGAGTTCGCTTTACATGTGGGTGAAAGTTCAGGATATCGTTCGTCGTGTAAAGGTTGTGAGAATTCTACCGATAGGCGAAGGGAATTTAGGGCGGATATTATTAGAGACGAAAATGGAAACGTTGTTGAACGACACTGCACAGAATGTAAAGAAATGTTATCTATTGAACATTTCAACACCGAATTAAGAACGGGAATGTGTATAAAATGCCACAAGGCGTACACGCAATCGTGGTATATCGAAAACAGGGAGGAACAACTTACAAAACAAAAAGAACGTTACCTTGAGAATAGAGAGGAAATACTCGAACTTGAAAAGAAACGAAAAGAAATTCGAAAGCAGGATCCTGATTATATAGAAGAACAGAAAAGAAAAAGGAAGGAATATCACCAACGAGTCGGGAAACACAGATTACGAGAACGTCGCCAAAATGACGAAGGATTTAGAATTTTGGATAACTTACGTCGTCGTTTAAATCAGGCTGTAAATGGCGTCGGTGAGAAGTCTGATAACACTATAAAACTGATTGGTCTATCAAGTGGACAGGGCATAATAGATTATCTCAGACTAAAAAGTCCGGAATATGATGATATAGAACTTGGAAAAAAGGATAATGGTTTAGTTATTGATCACTATATACCATGTGAAGTTTTTGACATGACTAACACAGAACATCAGGAGATATGTTTTCACTATACAAATCTTCAATTGTTGAGAAGCACAGAAAATAGTGAAAAATCTGATAAGATTCCACCGGGGTTTGATTTGGGTACTCATATTGAAAAACAGCGTTTACAACTGGAACGTATTAAACGAGAAAACTTATCGTATACAGAAGTTCTGGTATTACAAGAAATGGGAGAATTTGTGTATACGAAAGGAGGTCAAGATTGGCCTCGAAAAGGTTATCATGGATCTACACCAAAGCGTATGTAATATCTTACCTCAAATCCTTATCAGCAGTGTAGTACGTCTTCCCCTTAGTGGCGAAACTATGAACCCTCGCGTACCCCCACGCTTGTGGAGAGGCTCCCGGACGATGCCCGGTTCTCCACGCAGCGAGTCCCCTATTGTAGACCGTCTTGAGGGTCTTTAGAGGTATCCCAGTGGCCTTCGAGATTTCTGGGAGAGACTTGACCTCTGATCCATACTTTTTCCTAAACTTCTGGGTGTAGGAGGAGGTGCGGGTCTTGACCCCACTGTCTGTTTTGAAATCTTTGTAGTCCCTCTTGAGCATCTTCTTGTAGCGGGTCTCGACCTGCCCCAAGGTCTCAAGCCCCCTGAAGTACTTGAGGGGTGCGTAGATTTTGCCCTCGGTTTTCCGCAACTGCCCAACCTTCTTGGTGATTTCGGCGTCTGAGAGAGGCATCTTACTTTTTATGAAGATTATAATTGTATACCTTGACTTTTACCCCACGATTTGGCTTCACCAATTAACATTCTAACTACAGGACGATACTTTGAAGAATTACTTATCAGACCTGTACCAGTTCTTGGTATTACAAAATATCGTGCGTTCTTACCAACACCGCCATATTTACCACTACGCATAGCAATTTCTCCATTTAAAAACTCATTATAACTTTTTATATATTGTTGAATATATTGCTTTTTACTGCTACCAAAACGAAAAACACCTCCACGCAAATAAGAATTTGTTGGACGTCTTTTGTATCTACTCCATCCTTCTGAGCAATCTACGAGAGGAAATATAAATTTAATATCATAATTTTTTAACCCTTCTTTAAATACATCAAATATCCAAGACGGAAATCCTGTACCACCAGTGGTTTCAAAAGAAATATTTTTACGTGCTATTATGGCATTTTTCATTAATAGATCCATTTGGTTTGGAATCGCAAGTCTTTTATTGAAACGTGTAGTAAAATAAGGTTTACTATAATTTTCAGCATTTTTATTAGTGGCTTTATTTAAAATTTGGTTGATTTGTTCAGCTGTAGTAAGTCCTTTGGCGTTCAAAATTTTTCTAGAATCTTTCTTAAATGTGTTAAGACTTTCAACAACATCATCTACATTGATATCAATATAAGAGTTTAATGGGTGTCCAAAACTTTCAATAACACTTTTCACACCCCGAGAACCTTTACCGGATGCAGGTGGACCATATTTTATAATAAATACTGGTCTTTCCTGTGTTGGAACATTATTAAGTTTATTCACTTTGGAAAAAATACGTAATAGGTATTTTTGATTAATTATTGTGTTATTCATTCTTACTTTTTATTGAGAAAATAGTTTAATTCCGTTTTCAATTTATTTATCGCACGATTAGATATATTATAGCTCCTGTTGTCGTCGCGCCCCTCCGTGAGCATCGCCATCGTCCATTGGAACGAACCCAGATTATTTAGTCCTCCCCCCGAAATTTTGCTTACAATGGGTTGATATTTGTTTATAATAATTTTCATTTTATTTATTTCCTCATCTGTCCCAATAATATTTGAAGTGTTTCGTTTTACTGAACTCATATTTTTAGTGAACATCATTATCGATTTGGGTTCGTATTTTTTTATCAGTTTATTTATCGAATCTAGAACAAATAAATGGATTTTTTGTCTTTGTTTTGTTATTTTAAATGCTTTAATAATATCTTTTACTGTTTTAATTCTACCATTAATACCGTCGTGTAAAGACCTGTCCCGTGGGGGGGTGGCCAGCTTCTGTAAAGAAGGGTATTTCCTTAGTAATTTTAAAACTTCCGAGTAATCGTACATATTACGCAACGCCCTTTCCATTTGATTTAATGATTTCGTTGTCCATTCATGCCACAATACATTTCGTAAATTAGAATTTTGCCACCTCCGGATACCGTCAATATATTTTTGTTTGGTATTTTTGGATGGACCAAACATTGCTCTTATATATTTTATGGATATAAAAAATATATTCCTACATTAGTGAGATAGGATGGGGCTTTCGATAATTATGGGAAATATGTTTTCGGGTAAAACCTCGGAACTTATTAGAAGATTGAAGCGTTTAAAAATTATAGGTAAGAAAATTTTGGTTGTCAACTCTGCTAAGGATACACGTTCCCCCGATGAAGTTTTGAAGACTCACGACAATGTAAAGTTTAATTGTTTCAAGGTCTATGAGCTTTTCGAACTCATAAACAAGGAGGAGTTTAATAACGCGGACATCATAGCCATTGATGAGGCTCAATTCTTCCCCCGTCTCAAGAAGTTTGTGGAGTGCTGCATGTGTGTAAATAAGGATGTAATCATAGCGGGTTTGGATGGAGATTCATTTCAAAATAAGTTTGGTGAACTCCTGGATTGTATCCCAATAGCATGTGAGGTCACAAAGTTGTCTGCCCTCTGTATGTGTTGCAAAGATGGAACCCCAGGGCCCTTCACGAAGAGGATTGTAAAGAATCAGGAGCTTGAACTCATTGGGGGGAGTGATATGTATATCGCTACTTGTAGAAAGCATCTGTAAAAAAAATATACTTCTATAATAAATGCCCCATTGTTACAAGTCAGGATATGCAACCCCCGAACCCGCGGAAGAAGTCAAGACTGTTGAGCATCGCTTCAAGATGCCAGCTCTCCCAGCACTCACTATCGTTCAGTTCATCCTCCTCGCGTTTATTGTGTACCATGCGTGGACAACTCGTAAGATGAAGAACCCCGTTTTAGGTACTGCTATTGTCGCCTATGCCCTCTTACATCTTTACGATCATCTCTACCGTGTGAAGCGTGGACCAGAGCACCTTTTCTTTCTTCCCAAGAAGGAAGCGTACAAGTGCTGTGGTAATTAAATATGTATAAAATATAAGTATGCGCGTCAAAGTTATTCGTAGCCCTGATCGCAAGAAAAAATTCAGGGCAATATTAGAAGACGGCAGGACTGTTGACTTTGGTGCGAGTGGATATTCAGACTACACCAAACACAAGAATCCTTCACGAATGCGTTCCTATGTTCTTCGTCACGGGGGTCAGATACCCAGACGTATAATTGCAGAAAGGGATCCCAAAAAAATACAAAACCTCATGCTTGGTGTAACTACCAGTGATAAAGAAAATTGGAAGTTAAGTGGTTTAGGTAGTGCAGGGTTTTGGTCTCGATGGTACTTATGGAGTTATCCCACATTTGAGGGTGTTCATGGGTTTATGAAAAAAAAGTATAACATAACTATAGTATGAAATTGGTATTACTTTTTCTATTATTTTTTAGTATTTTGGTTATATTTTCATATATGCTTTACAGAATTTGGTTAGATAATCAGGAGCGAAAGAGAATCAAGGAATGGGAAGATAAGGTAAATGGGGATACAGTTTATATTTTCCAGGATTGTCTGTACAGAGGTCCAATGATTTCTGAAAAGATAACAGACCCAATGAGTTCTATGTATGATTCTGAAGATGGTTTTCGGTCTATGATTATTCCAGAGGGTGCAGAAATTGATGGATATGTAGACGAAGATAAAACTATTAAATTCACATACAAAGGTCCTCAGGTTTTAAGGTGTATAACAGATACTCATGATCTTATTAACTATATTCACATTACACATTCGTAATTTGATCCATTTGTTCAAAAAAGAGAATCATAATTTCTAAAGTTTTAAAGTTTTCCTTACCCAAATAACCTTCTATGACATCTTCCACACCTGAAAAAAATCCGGTAAGTTTTAGTTCATTTTCTTCTTCGGGTGTAAAACTTAGTAGTTCATCTGTGTAGCGTGACAATGTCGTTCGAACTTTGGCGACATTTTCACCCTTCCAATTTTCAATAATAGTTTTGATTTCGTTTAAATTAAAGCGTTTTTCAAATGCGTCTATTATACATCTTCTTGAAATTATGAGTAAATCTTTACCCGTATCTCCTCCGATGTACTCTCTAAAAATATCGTTTATATATTTCATTCCCCGCATGGTAAAAACTATATCATCTGATTTTAATTTTGTTTCGTAACATGCTTTAGAAAATGAATTCATGATTGATATAATATTTGTGGTGGTTATATCGTCATTTTCCCAGTCTCTTGGAAGTTGTTGGAGTTCTTTTAGTTTAAATTTCCTTACTATGTATGGTTGGGTTTTTGGTATTAATCCCAATTTAAATAAACAAAATGTGACGAATGGCACAATCATATTACAAAATATTTTTAAATCTTTAAATCTAAGAAATCTTTAAAAAATGTTATACGCCCTCCTTCAATCATCTTTACAATTTCGTACTCTTGTTCGTTCATGTCTTCATATGATAGGTATGCATTGTGATAGACACGTTTGAGATATATGTCTACATTGTCGAGGTAAAGTAAAAAATTGATAAGGTCAGTATCAGATATGGTATCCAATTCTATATCAAACTTTGAATCCGAAAACCAATGTCTCGGGGTACCAATTGCATTTGTATCGTATATAATAAATTTATTCCGGATGAAACATTCAATATCACCAAAAGGTTGTATACCAATTTCATCAGAAAGATAACTTGAAGCCATGAGGGTGTGAATACCCACACTTATTTTACGAAGAAAGTTTTTTTTGATATTGGTAATAGACATTTTTTAATCATAAAATATTTATGATGTAACCACACTTAGGTGTATAAAGAATACACAATCTTATTAAGAATGACTGAATTCAAAGACGATTTACATGAAACAAATAGACTTATTCGTGAGGTTGTATTACCACAACTTGTAAGAATTGAGACCGAGCTTATATCTTTACGTAAACATGTATGGCCATATGTACAGGCAAGAAAGGAAGGTGGACAATGTCTGAGTGATATTGAGTCAAAGCGAGATTTTTTAAAAAATCTTGACGAAGATGTTATGATCGAACTATTAAAATTAAAGGCAAAAATTTCAGGATCTGATTCAACTCTCCGTCTAAGAGAATATGATCTTACTAGAAATTTTTGTTAGTATACTATAAATGCGTGCAGGACTCGTACTATCATTATTGGTTATATTTTTAATGTCATCTGGTTTAGCGGCTCTGATGGTATCTGAACAGAGGAAAAAAGAACCAACAGTTCCAGAACCAGAACCAGAACCAGAACCGGAACTGGAACCAGAACCAGAACCAGAACCAGAACCAAATGCGGAAACAACTTCTCCATCAGTGACTGAAACTTACACTTATATATAAAAATGTAGGTATACAATAAATGCTTCCCATACTTATGGTACCGGGTGTTTCCAACCTCCTCCCATCTATTCCAGGCACGGAATACTTGCCAACTACTTCAGAAATGTATAATGTCAATACACCCCTTCGTCTTTCGACAATTGGTTCGTTTGTCTGTTGTATGTTTATGTTTGTTAACGTGATTCAAAAGTTGGGTCCTCTCCCCAAGGGTCCACCACCAATGATGGCGATGCTCATAGGTGCATGCGTATGTTCCGTATTTTCAACTGGGCGTATAGGTTTTGATATCAAGAGGCGTCTTACTTCAGAAAAAAAATAAAAAAGTAAAATAAAATAAAGTATGGTTGACCCAGCAACTGCAGCTGCTGCGACGAAGGCTACAATTGACATCGCCAGCGTGGCATTTGATAGTTCTATTGGTTGTTGCACCTCACCTTGGTTTCGTGTTAGTTGTGTGAAGGGTGGTGGAACAGCTCTTTGTAATAAATGTGGATATCATTACTGTCGGTATCATTTTCCTGTAAACAACGATGGTGTGCAAGGTGGGCACGTTTGTTCGTGATTTTAAATTGACATAAAGATTTTAATGGACTACTAACATATGATCAAGGGAAAAGAGAAAGACACCACTAGTGGTCACATTTCTTTTGCAGAACGTGAAATTATAAACATGAAAAAGAAACAAGACGCATTCAGTAAAGCACTCGAAGGTGAAAAAATTCGTTATAAATCTCCACGAAATCCAGATAGTTTTGTTTCATTTTTAAAGGATCGTCTTGAAATTTGGGAACAAATCAAGGACAAAACGTTTCATGGGAAGAGGATGTATGAAAAGACGTCGGAAATCCTCGAGTCAAAAAAATTTGGGGTTGAATAGAAAACAAAGAAAATTCACTGTGTGAATGTTGGGGGTGAGAATATTTTTTCTTCTTCTTTTTAGAACACTCACGTAAAATTGGTGGTTTGGTGTTACCAATTTTACGGGAAATTTTAGCCTTTCGTTTAGACATTTTAAATTTTTATGTTTTAGTTTTACTTAGGTTCCAAGATTGCGTGAAATTTCATCAAGTTCTCGTCCTTTGCGTTTCATTTCCATTTGTAATTCATTGATTCGCGATTTCATGGCGTTATCCATTTCTTTTTCATTTAAATGTACATTTTCAAATATAACGTCATAACACGAATGGTGAAGTATGTCTGTCATTAAAATTGACCAATCATCTCCATGATTTTCTCTCATACGAACTGTTAAATAATACGAATGTGTTCCCGGATCTATTTGAAGTGTTGAAGCTGACAGACGCTCGGGAATCATAAGATTAAGTAAGTTTTTTGGGTGGTGGTCATTTGTTTTGAATTTTAATACACGTTCATCATCTATAACTTTTTTCAGTAATTTAGAACGATGGAGAGTTGGCTTTATAATCATTGTTTGGGGTAGTTTATCACTTTGTGTAACATCCATAGTTACACTATTTCCAAAAAGACCTATTCCACAACCACTAATATTAGTGGCTATACTTTTGACTGTTATTTCCAACTCATATTTCGAAAAATTTGCGAATATTACATTTGTCAATGTTGTTTCTTTCATTTTTGAATATTTATTACGTTTCAATAAGGTACATCCACCCAAATGTCTCATCATTGGACTCTTACAAAAGCATGAAGTTTTATTAAGATTTTTTTTCCTTTTGTAATAGTCATTTAAAAATGAACGTAAGGTTGGATCAATTGGTCTATACCAATTAAGGTAGTGACTGGGGACTACCTTCATTAAAATAATAGAGATTTAATTACCGAACGCGACACCGGCCATACCATTCTTGATACGAAGAATGTTGTAGTTGACGGCGTAAACACGATGAAGTGAGTTGCCACCAGTGGGTCCAACAATAGAAAGTTTGGCATTATCTATACGTGAAAAGTTAAGACTGCCAGTGGGCTGCATCTTGCTGAGGCTGAGGCAGAATGGCCATGTGAAAGTGGGAAGATCTTCGAGAACGTCGTCTGGGAGGTCGGTGCAGTGCATTTCTGGAACAACGGTGTGGTGGTACACATTCGAAGTATCTTCGAAAAGAGGGACACCATTAATGTAGAGAGAAGACTTTTGAAATGTAAATTCCGAATCCCAATGAAACCCTGCAGCTTTACCAGATACAACGTGAATAGACTTCACTGGATGATTAAAGTATGTGAGATCAATTTCGGTATCAGAGTTGGTAGCGAGTTGATGTTGTGTTTGTGTAATGAGTAGCTCATGTTCGTTATCAGTAAAGTACTTGCGCTCATCGGTGTCTAAGTACACATAGTTACCCCAAATCTTGGGTGTACCGGCTGGGGTGTATTTGTCCCTGCACTTAATACGAATCTCAACATCGTGGTATTGAAGAGCCACCAAAGGTAAACATTTGGTGTAATCTTCGCTGAAAAAGAAAGGAATTAAGAAATGATCTCCACCATGGTTAGATTTTACGGTGTTTGTGGTGACGGCGTAAGACGCCTTGGCTGCACTGTCTCGGAGAAGAGGGTTATGAACGCCCTGAATAAAGAGAGAATCGAGTTGGGAAACTTTCTGACCACCGATCCAGAGGCTAAATTCGGTAGGACCGGAAGCATCCGAAGAAAAAAAACCATCTGTGTTGGTCTGTACGTTTGAGATACCGGTATCTTCTATCCAAATGTAGCTCATAAGATCACCCTTTGAGCGAACTGGGATGGTTATTTCATTGTTCGCACCGAATGTGCCAATATAATCCATGCGCTCTGGCTTCATGGCGAAATTTGTATAACGTTTGTAGTTCTGACGAAAAAAGCTCACTTGTGGTTCACCTGTAATATAGGCATCCTGAGCTCCAACTGACACAAGCTCTATTAAAGCAGCAGACATTTATTAGTAAATGATATTAAAATTTTGGTTCGATGTAAACACATGGTAGTTTTTCAAGCCCTGACGTGGGAAGCACGAGACACAGATGATGAACATCTCGTGAGTATTTTTGGTAAAACTGAAGATGGAAAATCTGTATGTTTGACGACGGCTTTCACACCATATTTTTTTATAAAACTTCCAATGGATACATCCTCGGCGACGATACAAGAAATTTATAACGCGATCAATAGAAAATGTCCTGACTGTCTTCTTTGTTATTCGATTTTAAAATCGAAGGATGTTTGGGGGTTTCAGAATAACGAGGAATTTAAGTATTTGAAACTTGACTTTGTAAACTTACAAAAGCGTCGTCTTGTTGATTCATTTTTAAAAAAACCTCTTACTCTTTCTTTTACAACTATGAAAACTCGTGTGTATGAATCAAATTTGGACCCCGTTCTTCGGTTAATGCATCGGACGGGTATTCAGTCTACTGGGTGGTTAGATACCGGTGACAGATGTGTTCGTTCACATCTTGCAAAAGTAAATATTGATTTATTTTGTAACGACTGGACAACACTAAAACCTGTTGCGCGGGATGATATAGCTCCATTCGTTGTTTGTTCTTTTGATATTGAGTGTAATAGTTCGACGGGTAAATTTCCAGATGCAGATGTATTAAACGATGCATGTTTTCAAATCGGTATTTCTCTTTGTAAGTTTGGGACTGACGAACCTTATGAAAAAGTTTGTTTATGTTATAAAAAAACTGAAGGAGAAGATGTTATAAGTTTTGAAACAGAACGTGAAATGTTGGAAGCGTTTGGGAGGTATTTACACGAAAAGGATGTAGATATTATGACTGGTTGGAACATATTTGGTTTTGATCTTGAGTTTATTTATAAACGAGCATTTGTTACCGGATGCGATTCCAGTTTTTTCAATCTCGGTAAGCTCAAAAAACAAGAATGTGAATTGATGATTAAAAAGTTGAGTTCAAGTGCATTGGGTGATAATCTCTTGAAACTTCTTCCTATGTCTGGTCGGTTTATATTTGATATGTTTCACGAGGTAAAGAAGGGGTATAAGTTGGACTCATACAGTCTCAATAATGTATCAAAACTATATTTGAATGATCAGAAGATTGACATGCCCGCGAAAGAGATGTTTCGTAGGTATAAGGATGGTGATCCTGTGAAATTGGGTGAAGTTGCGGAATATTGTATCAAGGATACATTGTTACCCCACAAGTTGATGAAAAAGTTGTGTATCCTTCTAAATCTTCTGGAGATGGCTAAGGCTACATGGGTACCTCTATGTTTTCTCGTTGAACGTGGTCAGCAAATTAAGGTGTTTAGTCAACTTACTAAGAAAGCACGAGAGCTTGGATTTATGGTCCCAACAATTCGGTATGGAGCCATTCCCGAAGAACCATATGAAGGTGCGACTGTACTAGATGCACAAAAGGGTGCCTATTACACACCAATTACAGCCCTAGATTTTGAAGCTCTATATCCGTCTATCATGATGGCTCACAATTTGTGTTACTCTTCATATGTTATGGATGAAAAACGTTACGGGAACATTCCGGGTATCACATACGAAACGTTTGAAATTGGTGATCGAAAGTATAAGTTTGCTCAAGATGTTCCAAGTCTTTTACCAGCAATTCTTCTTGAGCTTAAGCAGTTTCGTAAAAAGGCTAAGAAAGACATGGCTGCGGCGACGGGTTCCATGAAAGAAGTTTACAACGGTAAGCAGTTGGCGTATAAAATTTCTATGAACTCTGTGTATGGTTTTACTGGTGCCGGAAAGGGTATTCTTCCATGTGTTCCGATTGCCTCTACGACGACGTGTAAGGGTCGAATGATGATCGATGAGACTAAAAAGTATGTAGAGGAAAATTTCCCGGGTGCAAAGGTAAGATATGGTGACACCGATTCAGTCATGGTTGAGTTCGATGTTGGTGATCGTAAGGGGGAAGAAGCTATCGAATACAGTTGGGAGTTGGGAGAGAAAGCAGCAGAAGAGTGTTCGGCTCTCTTCAAGAAGCCAAATAATTTGGAGTTGGAGAAGGTATATTGGCCGTATTTTCTGTACTCAAAGAAGCGATATGCCGCCAAGTTGTGGACGAAGGGAAAGGATGATAAGATGCACATGGACTATATAGATATCAAGGGTCTCCAAGTTGTTCGTAGAGACAATACACCTCATGTGAGGGAGGTGTGTAAGGAATTGTTGGATGTTGTTCTCACATCGAGTGACCCCGGTCCACCAAAGGAATTGGCTAAAGAGCGGGCTATCGAACTTCTTTCGGGTGATGTACCAAACGAAAAACTTATTCTTAGTCAAAGTTTATCAGATTCATACAAAGTAAATGGAAAGAAGGTATCAATTAATAGTGCTGAAAGTATTGATATAAACCAGGCCCATGTTCAAGTAGTTGTAAAAATGCGTGAACGAAAACCTGGTTCTGAACCTCAGTCGGGAGATCGTGTTCCGTATTTACTTACTAAAACTGAGAACACAAAGGCTAAGGCGTTTGAAAAGTCAGAAGATCCTAATTATGTTGAAGAGAATAACATCCCTGTAGACTATCACTACTACTTTGAAAACAAATTTTTGAATCCGGTGTGCGATCTTTTAGAACCATTGTTTGAAAACACAAAGCGTGAGATATTCGGTGAGATTATCGATAAACACAAACCCCCAAAAAAGAAATCCGAACCCGCTCTCAGCACGATGAAAAAAGAACAGCTCATCGAAGAATGTAGAAAGTTTGGTTTAGACGAAACTGGTAAGGTGTCGGAATTGAAAGACAGAATTAAGCAGAGCAGGTTAAAGAAAACCGAAAGTGTTGAAGATATATTTAAAAATTATAGTCTATCTAATATTAATGGGTGATCACAAAAGCCGGAGACAACAGGCTGCTAACGAACTTCTTAACAGAAACATACCAGCGTTATGTGAAGGAATAACGAGATCGTTTTCATATATACACCCAGACACATTATCTCAGATGACACCGAAAGAGTGTTTAAGTGAACTTAAATTTGTTAAAACTGTAAAGGAGCGGGGGTACAGGCACGAGATTTCTGAAAAACTCGATGATCAGGAGATCAAAGATATTTACGATGAAACAATTCACACGTTTCTTGTAGATGTTTCAAATAGGTTTAAAATAGAACCATCTATTTTAATGGAGAGGTATTATAAACCACTTTGTTCTAATGGACCTTGTAGAGCTACAAAACCAAACGGACAGAGGTGTTCTCATACTGCGATTGAGTTTGGTTTTTGTGAAAAACATAAACTTATTTCTACGTGCAACAATTTAAAAGATAGGGAGATTTCTGACGATACACGTAAACAATATAAAAATAAAGCTTCAGCAATGTTTGGATTAAATATGCTTAAGGGTTTAAATCTACATTAATGTAATGAGCAAAAGTGATATTCTCTTATCATCTATCAATACATTTTACAACATCGAAAAAAATAGAACTAAATTACTAAGCATTTTAGATAAAACAACAGGTATTTCACTTCGTAACTTGGAGTGGTTTATCACAAACTATTCAAAGAAAAACAACACATCATACACTACAAAAGATGGAAAATTTTTTACGGTTCATTGTGCTTATAAATCGAGTTTAGATGGATATAGCAAAAAACTGTTTGATCCCTTTTGTCGCTCACAAAAGATACCCTATATTGTTCCTGGAACATCTCATGAAATTCATACAACTTTAGCACAATTGAATTTCATCAAATGGTGTATCAAAAACAACGTTATTGATTATATCAGTGAGAACAAAGATTCTCTATTTAATAAGCAACTGACATAGAGCCATTTTCAAACTCAAAGGTTTGATATCCAGTGTAATACATGTTTAATGAATATGTATTGGACTTTAATTCTGAACGCAACTTTACTTCTATTCGAGTTTTATCTGATTGTATTTGACTGAAATCCAAGTTTCCCGATGGTTCCACATTAATCGGATTCATCGAAAAGCTATATGTGTATATATTCCTAAATGGACGAGCTAATCTGTTTTTAAAGGGTATTAAGTATTTGTAATAGTTATGATTCGTATTTGTTATATTTGGCAACTTACTTCCATTGATGTAAAAAGATGCATTTTCCATTATTGGATTGTAAAAAGTTTGTATTTGATCGAAATTTACACTTGAAGAAAAGTTGTATCTATTTTGGCTGTAAAATGTTTCTTCATCTAGTGGATTGCCCACCGAAATGTCATCATTTTCAAATATTTCGTTTCTTAGAAACCAATGGATACACTTAACGGGTATATTTGGCACGAGGTTATTTTGAATAAAGTCTATGTTTTCTTCGTTTATAGTAGTTGGATGTTTTCTAACGAGGTCTGTTATGAGTATTTGTTTTTCATTCATTAAATATTGTCTTTCTTCCGGGCTAACGGTTATTTCTTCCGTTATCAAATTGAACGAAGGAAGTTCGAGAAGATCGGTGGTATTTGTGAAGAATGTCTGCTTATGAAACTCCAAATCAAATTCAATTTTTTGAAGACGTGCAGCACACACAGGGAAATATGGGCGATTGGGTTTATTTGAAGAGTATTCGTCACTAGCATATTTTCTGGAAAAAAAGAAGTGGAGGGGTATTAAGAGTTCTGATGCATACCGAGCTACAGAAGTATTTTGCGGTGCAGTGTCATAACCTAAATTTCTATTTACAAGAAATCTATTTGCTACCTTTTCAGACATCTCTAAATACAACTCATCATATATAATACCCCAATCATCATGAACTTTTTCAACTTCAATTTCGTTAACAAACATTGTCACACTTTTGAGTAAATGTCTCCCTAATTGATCGGCGTAATTACCATCAGATATTCCTGGCACTGTTACACTCAACCACATATTACTTAGTAAATCACCCATGTTTGTTGGATTAAATTCAACTTTTATAGTTTGATTGAAAGGCCAACCCACTATTTGCCCAGGGTTTATAATGTTCCGCGCACGTTGATACTTCCGAAATTGAGAATGATTGGGTGGAACTTTATAATTAAAAAAAGATTCGTCTGGATCTTTGGAAAGTAAGTAAGTGTCCTGCTTTCCAATAGCATTTAGGGAAATCTTTGCAGCTTCACCCATACTTAATATTGTTTATATATTTTTAATATCATTCTTCCACATGTTTTCGGAAGTCGTAGACTTCATGATATCAAGTTCTTTTTTCGCTTGGTCTGATTCTTCCAAAAGTTCTCGCACACTCTCATCCGTATATTGAACTGTTTTGATGTTTAAGAGGTAATCATAACTTCCGTTAATTTGTGGAAAGAGACTGGACAATTGATTTACGAGGTCTTGTTTTTTGCGTCGAAACACGACAATATCACCGTTGATGACCATGGTAACAAATCGCGATTTGTATTCACACATCGTCGCTTTAGTTTCGAGAACCCTGATAAGATACTCCTTACGCTTATCGTAATATTCACGACGAAGTTTCATAAAGTCTTGAAGAATGTCTTCCGGTTTTTCATATTTACAAATACCCTTTGTGGGATGAAAGAGATGCATGTTTGATACATGAAATGTTTTTCGAAGTTTCAATTCCTTCACCATGTCTTTGCCAGTGTATCCAAAGATTTCAAAGTCAACATCTTCTGTGGTACTATTATTTGTAAAGCTCGTAATCACCTTCTTTTCTACAAGGGTATCGAGATATTCCTTATAGTCTTGCGTCCAACGTCCCGGTGGAAGTTCAGTAATTTTAAGTCTTGATCCAGTGTCTTTCCAAACACCTTCAGTGACCCAAAGCCCACCCTCATCTTTGTATACTTTTCCTTTGAAACCCTTAAACCACGGTTTCATATCCAAGGGATTTTCGCCACCCAAAATTCGTAACATATTTGCTTTGATGACCTCTGGGTTGAACGGTGGAATATAGCAACTGAAACCTGTCCCAATACCTTCTGTACCATTTACGAGAACCATGGGTAGAATGGGCATATAATATTCTGGTTCGATGAGACGTCCATCATCATCGAGATAGTTGAGAACCGCATCATCTCTGGGGTCGTAAATTTTTCGCGTGTTCCCAGACAACCGAGTGAAGATGTATCTTGTTTGGGATGCGTCTTTTCCACCCATAAGTCGTGTACCAAACTGACCACAAGGCTCGAGAAGGTTAATGTTATTAGAACCAACATAATCGTTAGCCAATTTAACAATAGTTTCAGCGAGAGATACTTCACCATGATGGTAAGCACTCTTTTCTGCGACATATGCTGCGAGCTGAGCCACCTTCATTTCATCGCGTAAATTTTTCTGAAAGCATGAATACATAACCTTACGTTGTGAGGGTTTAAGACCATCTGCCACGTGGGCAATTGATCGTTTCAAATCTGCGAGGGAAAAGTTGACCAGGTCTTTGTGAATAAAGTCAGTAATCTCCAATTGTTTTACGTTTCCATAAGGAATTTCAAGTTCTGAACTTTCTTTAGCCGTGCTTTTGAGAAGCCACGATTTCCTGGCATCGGCTTTCTTTTTGTCAAATGCGAGAACGATGGATTCATCAGTCATGGTATCCACATCGAACTTTACCGTCAAGTCTTGAATTTTTTTGAAGTATTCCCGAGCTTCCGCAGATGTCGAAGTACCCAAACCCTTGTAGTACTTGATTTTCCAGCCAGTTTTTCCAGAACCATACCAACTTCGAAAAGCTGAGTCTGTGTAAAAGGACACGGTCTCTGAACCCTTTTTGGCTTTGATAATTGGTGTCACCATGCTCACGACAAAGTTAAGTTTCAAAAGACTTGGCCAAAAATAATGTATCATGTTTAGGATCAGACCCTTGATGTGGGACCCATCGTTATCTGCATCAGTCATGATCATGAGCCTTCCGTAGCGAAGTTCGGACACATCCTTATAGTCCTTACCCTGTTGGAGACCCAAGATCTTCTTGAGATCGTTGAACTCCTGGTTCGATGAGAGTTGGGATACAGAGACATCCCGCACATTCTTACACTTCCCGCGGAGGGGGAAGACACCATAGTGATCCCTCCCAACCACCGAGAGACCTGCGACCGCCAGGGTCTTAGCTGAATCACCCTCTGTCACGATGAGTGTACACTTTCCAGATTGTGCGGTACCAGCCTTGTTCGCGTCGTCCAATTTGGGGATCCCCGTAATCTTAGACTTCCGGGCACCGTCAGACTTTTTGAGCTCTTTCATCTCCTTAAACTTCGAGAGTGCCAGAAGTTCATCTTGAATCCCAGTCTTTAGGGCATTCTTGATGAAGTTCTTCGGGGGATCAAACTTCGAGCCAAAGTCTTGGGACTTTGAGGTGCACTCAGACTTGACCTGACTCGAGAACGTTGGGTTCTCGAGGGTCGCCTTGACGAAGATGTTGAACGTGTTCTTCACCTGCTGGGGCTTCAGTTTGATCTTCTTCGCCATGTCTTCGATAATTCCACTGGCCACTAGGGATGCCACGTGATCTACGTGGTTACCACCCTTAGTCGTGCAGATACCATTAACAAAGGATACCTGTTCCATACCATTCTCAGCTGGACCGATACACACAGACCATCTGTCAGATACGACAGAGCACACATTCTCAACACCCTCATGCATCTTTGCATAGGCTTCGAAAGACGTCTTTGGGAGGACATCTCCATTGAACTTGACCTTACAGTTGGGGGTCGTGCAGATGTTTGCATCCCAAACTCTCTTTTGGAAAATTTGGTAGATTGAATCGTCCATCTTGGACATTCCAAACCTCTTCCAATCTGGGGTAAAGGTGATGGACACAGATGACGTGGCACCCGAGTGCTTCTTGATCTTGGGTTGGTGACAGGTTGTCATGTTGTTGGACCACCCCTGTGTGTAGGTCTGCTTCACTTCGTGGTCCTTGATGTTCACAGAGAACTCTGATGAGTAAATGTTAGTCAACTTGGCACCATAGCCGTTGCGACCACCAACGACACGCTTTTGGTTGTCATCGTAGTTGGTGCTCGTGAGGAGGTGACCGAAGGTGAGTTCAGGGTTCCATAGACCCTCCTTCTCATGCATTCGGACACCGATACCACCAAGGGGTCCGTTGTTTTCGATCGTGACAGAGCCCTGATCCTTGTCGATAGAGACGGAGATAGAGGTTACACCCTTGGGGTGGAGGGAGTTGCGGTCGATCGCATTGACGAGGATTTCATCAAAGATTTTCAAGAGAG